CCAACGCCACCAACAAGGAGAACCCTGTGGCCATTCAACGAGCACCCAAAATCTACGTCGTCGCCGATCGCGAATACGCAACCGCGCGCCTGGTGCGCGCCGTTAGCAAGCCGGCCGCCGTGGCCTTCGTGGCCGCCGAGCGCTTCGGCTGCGAGCTGGCCACCCAGGACCAGCTGGTCGCCGCCCTGAGCGACGGCGTCAAGGTCGAGGACGCGTCGCCGCCTGATGCCCTGCAGACCCTGATCGGCGCCGCCGAACCCGCCACGGAGCGCGCCGAGGGCTGATGCCTCACGCTGGGCCTGCGGGCCAGGCTGCAGCGTCCTGCCCGACGTGTCGGGCAGGCCAGTGCAACAGAGGAGTGCCAGATGGCCGCCATTGAGTTTCCCAACCAGCCTTCGCGCGACGCGATCTACCGCGCCTATGAGGAGGGCTTCCGCTTCATCGGCTCGGCCGACGATGGCCACCGCCCGCATCTGGGCGCCAGCCTGCTCGGCCACGAGTGCGACCGCTACCTCTGGTACACCTTTCGGTGGGCCGAGAGCGAGCGCTTCGACGGCCGCATGCTGCGCCTGTTCGAGACCGGCCACCTGGCTGAGCCTCGCCTAGCCGCTGCGCTGCGCGCCGCCGGCGTCGAGCTGCACACGACCGATCCGGCCGGCAACCAGTGGCGCATCAGCTTCGCGGCCGGGCACTGCGGCGGCTCGATGGACGGCGCCGGCCTGGGCTTCCCGGAGGGCCCCAAGACCTGGGCCATCTGGGAGTGCAAGACCAGCGGCACGAAGGCCTTCGAGAAGGTCAAGGCCGACGGCGTGAAGGTTGGCAAGCCCCAGCACCACAGCCAGATGCAGGTCTACATGGGCGAGACGGGCATGACGCGCGGCCTCTACACGATGGTCTGCAAGGAGACCGACGAGGTCTACACCGAGTGGGTCCGCTTCGACGATGTCGAGTATGCCCGCCTCAAGGCGCGCGGCGAACGCATCGTGGCGTCACCCGTGCCGCCCCCCAAGCTCAGCGAGAAGGCGACCTGGTATCAGTGCAAGTTCTGCAAGTTCCACGAGGTCTGCCACGGCGAGGCTGCGCCCGAGGTCAACTGCCGGACGTGCGCGCATGCGACGCCGGAGATGCACACCGAGCCCAACGCCGACGGCACGGGGCGGTGGACGTGCAACAAGTCTGTGCAGCCGGATGGTCGTGGCGTTGGTGATGCGCTCCCGGTGGTGGCCCAGCGCAAAGGCTGCGGCGACCACCGCTACATCCCGCTGGTCCTGGCCAACTTCGCCAAGCCGGTCGACTTCATTGAAGGCGACGTGGTCTACGAGCTGGCCAGCGGCGGCACGATCGCCAATGGCGACAAGCCTGGCATGCTGTCGAGCCAGGAGATCCGCGACTGCGAGAACAAGCAGTTCCTCAAGGACTTGACGGACGTGAAGCTCATGGGGTTCAATGGCGCGAAGATTGTGAAGGAGCAGAAGCATGGTTGAGAAGTACCCGCACGACGCGCTGGTGCGCGCGTGGCTGGATGGGAAGACGATCCAGTACCTGGACCAGTCCGGCCACGTCCTCGGTGGTGTTTGGGTTGACATCGAGGGCCCAGGAGAGGCCAGCAAGGTGCCTCACCTCTACAGATCCGGTACCGAATACCGCATCAAGCCGGTGACGGTGCGCTACCGAGTGGCGCTGATGGCACACCTCGACCCCAGAGACGGCGTGTTCACGACGACTGCAGACAACCTTCAAGAAGAGCGCGAACTGAGCAAGCAGCACGATTTCGTCCGCTGGCTCACCGACTGGACCGAGGTGGTGGTGTGACTCGCGAAGACATCATCCGCATGGGCATCGAAGCCGGATTCGTGACGGCGAAGCATCCGCCCATGATGCTCGATGCTGTTGAGCGGTTCGCTCGCATCGTCGCGGCCGCTGAGCGCGAGGCTTGTGCAAAAGAGTGCGAAGAAGAACGGGACATCAGGACAAAGGCTGGGAATAGTCACCCGGAAGACAGTGACTCGCGCAGTCGGTGCTTCGCCGCAGCCCGCGCCGCCATCAACTGCGCCATTTCCATTCGCGCAAGGGGTCGGTCGTGACCCTATCGCTTCGCACCTACCAGGCCCGCGCCATCGAAGAGCTGTGGGCCTGGTTCGCAGAACACGCCGACGGCAACCCGATCGTCGACGCCAGCGTCGGCGCCGGCAAGTCGATCATGATCGCTGCGGTATGCCAGCGCGCTGGCGCCGAGTTCGTGGGCACCCGCATTCTGGTGCTGCAGCCTCAGAAGGAGCTGCTGCAGCAGAACCTGCAGAAGCTGGTCAGCGTCTGGCCCGACGTCGACGTCGGCGTCTACTCGGCCAGCGTGGGCCGCAAGCAGCTCGGCCGCCAGGTCACCTACGCGACGATCGACTCTGTCTACAAGCGCGGCCTCGAGCTGGGCCGGGTCGACATGATCATGGTGGACGAGTGCCACCTGATCCCGACCAAGGACTCGGGGAAGTGGCGCCGCCTTCTGGCCGACATCCGCAAGCACTCGCCGCACGCGCGGGTCATTGGCTGGACCGGCACACCCTTCCGCGGCAACGGTGTCTGGCTGACGGCCGGCGAGTCGCCGGTGTTCACGCACATCGCCTCGCGCGTGCCGATGACCGAGCTGCTGGGCCTGGGCTACCTGGCGCCGCTGGTGCCGGCCACGACTGCCATGCGGATCGAGGCATCTGACGTGCGCCTGTCCGGCGACGACTACGTGGTCAGCGAGCTGGCCAAGGCGGTCGACAAGTCCGAGCTGACCGAGGCCGCCTGCGACGAGATCGTGCGCCTGGGCGCCAGCCGGCGGGCCTGGCTGGTCTTCTGCGTCACGGTCGAGCACGCGGTCCACGTCAGCCAGGCGCTGCAGCGGCGCGGCATCACCTGCGGCGTCGTCACCGGTGAGACGCCCAAGGAGACCCGCGAGATCCTGATCGCCAGCCTGCGCGCCGGCAAGCTGCGGGCGCTGGTCAATGTGGCCGTGCTGACCACCGGCTTCGACGCGCCGGTGGTGGATGCCATCTTCCTGCTGCGACCGACGAAGTCGCCGGTCCTGTACAACCAGATCGCCGGTCGCGGCATGCGCGTGCTCGGCGCCAACATCGAGGAGTCGACCCGCAACGGCAAGGCCAACTGCCTCTGGGCTGACTTCACCGACACGACCGCCACGCAAGGCCCAGTCGACAAGCTGACCGGGCGCATGCCGGCCGCCAAGGGCGCTGCCATCGCGCCGTTCAAGCTGTGCCCGAAGTGCGGCAGCCAGAACCCGACGGGGCGCCTGGTGTGCTCCTGCTGCGGCCATCAGTTCCCGCCTCCGGATCGAGTGGTGCACGGCCTTGAAGCCAGCTCGGCGGCCGTCCTGTCCGGGCAGTCCGCTGGCAAGTTCAAGGAAGTGAAGGTAGACTCGGTGGTCTACCAGCGCCACCAGAAGCCAGATGCGCCGGACAGCGTGCGGGTGGAGTACCGCAACGGCCTGGTGACCGTGGCTCGTGAATGGCTGGCCTTCTCGGCCCAGTACCAGATGCCGCGCCGCAAGGCTGAACAATGGTGGATCGAGCGAGCCAAGATCGACGCGATCCCGGGCAGCACCGACGACGCGCTTGAGTGGCTGGCCTACGACAAGAGCATCCTGAAGACCCCGACGAGCTTGTTGCTGAACACCGCCGGGAAGTTCGACGACATCGTGGAGTACCGCTTTGCAGATGACCATGAACCGGCTGCAGTTGCAGCAACTGAAAGCCTGGCATGAGCGGCAGCTCGACCAGATCAACAACGTCCCGCCGGGGTGCCAGTCGTGCCGGTTTGCTGCGCCGTCGTGCAACTGCGAGATCCACCACGCGAAGCCGCCGATGGATGTCTGGCTGCGCCAAGGGTGCGACCAGTGGGAGCACGAGATCGGGCGATCGGTCGTGATGTTCGTGGCCGACGATGCGGACATCCGCGCGAACCTGAAGGCGCCACCCAAGGCGGCGGACGCCTCCACCTGGGAAGACCCGCCCTTTTGACCATGCCACGCGCCAAACCTGACCCCATCCGCCGCGTCGAGTTCGACATCAAGCCCGAGACTGGCAACAGCCAGTTTCGCGGCAACGGCATCCTCCGGTCCTGCATCAAGTGCGGCAAGCACAAGCCGAGCGAGGGCGGCCGGTACATCAAGATCGCCGGGAGCCGGCACTGGGTCTGCCCGGACCACCCGCTGAAGGCCAAGCCGTGAAGCAGTCCCGCCTCTACCCGCTGATGGTCTTCTGGGCCTGGGCCCTGTCTCCGATGGCGCACACGGGCCTGTGGTTCCTGTGGCAGGCCACCATCGAGACCCTCGCGCCCACCGCGCCGGAGTGGATCCGCCGGCCCGACTGGTACGCCTTCGTCATCGTCTGCCTGTGGCTGACGCTGGCGGCCCGATTCATCCACCACCAACTGAGGAAAACATGAGCCTGATCATCGAACAGATCGCCCTGGTGCGCGCCATGCTGCCGGCCCTGAAGGAGAAGATCGACCCCGCCAAGTGGGGCGAGACCTCGCTGCCGATCATCGTGGCGCCCATCACCTGGGCCGAGGAGGCGCGCCTGGCGCTGGCCCCGGACGACCCTGATGTGGTGATCGACGAGATCGCCGGCTGCAAGGTCATCATCGACAACGAGCGGGCCCCGGCACATCCGATCCTGATCGACCACGACGGCAAGGTCTACAGCCTCGAGCTGACGCCCGAGATGCTGGCCAGCGCCGTCGATGCGGCGCCGGTGAGCCGGATCATCCAGAGCTGATCCATGAACTACTACAACGAGTTTGACCCCAAGGCGGCGGCATGGCTGCAGGAGCTGATCAATGCAGGACACATCCCGGACGGCTACGTCGACACCCGAAGCATCGTTGACGTCCGACCCTCAGACCTGGCTGGCTTCACGCAATGCCACTTCTTCGCCGGCATCGGTGTCTGGTCCTACGCCCTCGGTCTCGCCGGATGGCCGACTGATCGACCCGTCTGGACCGGCTCATGCCCATGCCAGCCTTTCAGCGCGGCAGGCAAAGGCGATGGGTTTGCTGACGAGCGGCACCTATGGCCCCACTTTCACCACCTCATCCGCGTCTGCCGTCCTTCAGTCGTCCTTGGCGAGCAGGTTGCAAGCAAAGACGGTCTCGCTTGGCTCGACCTTGTGGCGACTGACCTGGAAGGCGAGGGCTACGCCGCTGGGGCGGCAGATCTGTGCGCTGCGGGCGTCGGCGCACCGCACATCCGACAGCGCATTTACTGGGTGGCCTACGCCGACAACGCGCGACTGGAAGGGCGCGACGCTGGAGCGATGGGGCTCGAACGCCAGACCGCTGAACGAGGTGGCCGTGCTGGCCGGCTGGCCCACGCCGACAGCGGCCTTGGCCGAGAAAGGCGTGCGCTCATTCGAGGGCGGGCTGGCGGAGGCGATGCGCAGCGCGGGGCCGGATCTGGCGGCGTCGGTGTGTCTGGCGGGCTGGCCGACGCCAACGACCCGGGACTCAGCAGGTTCGCGGGCCTACGGCTACAACGGGCAAACTTTCATGACGCTGACGGACGCAGCCCGGTCGGCGGATTCTGGGCCGGAGCTGACTGGCTGCCCTGTCGAGACAACAAGTGGCGGCCAGTTGAACCCGGCACATTCCCGCTGGTTGATGTGGCTCCCGCCAGAGTGGGACGACTGCGCGGCTGCGGCAATGCCATCGTCGCGCAGTGCGCCCAGGCGTTCATCGAAGCGGTGATGGACGTCACTGCTTGATCAGCGACTCGTACCGCTGCTGGCACTCGAGGCCGGCAGCTCGGGAGAGGTCAGCGAACGCAGCCAGCTCTCCCGCTCGGCGGTCAGCGCGCTCGAACAGTTCGGCGAGCAGAAAGTCGGAGCCTCCGGCTGCCGAGCCGTCGCCGGCAGTGCCGGGATCTTGGCGGCCTCGACAGGCGCTGACGGCAGCACGAGCCGCCCGGTGGACCCGCACGCTGACAGCGTCAGCGTCAGCGCGAGCAGCGGCCAGCTGGGCCGCGACGTGAGCATAGGCATCGGTGATCTCCTTCTGGTCGGCGGCCCATGCTTGTTCGCGGGCCCGCTCGCGGGCCAGGCTGGCCGCGGACGCTTCGGTCCAGGCCTGGGTAGCCTCGGCCAGCTTCGCGCGATCCTGGGCCGATCTGGCGCTTGCGCGGTGCGCCACGACCGTCTGGCCAGCCAGCAGCACCGTGAGCACGACGCAGCCGGCGGCCAGCGCGGCTTTCGGGATGGCGGCGTAGACGAGCTGCAGCATGTCAGGCGCCGAACAAGGGGCGGTACTTCTCGGCGCGCTGGCGCACGCCAGGCGGGTAGCCGCGGTTGATCTCGAAGAAGCTCTGCCCGTAGCCGGGCTTGCGCACCTTGGACTTCATCGACGTGTGCTCGACGTGGCCAGCCCATCGGGTGTGGTCACACCCTCGCGTCGACCGACAGAGCTGGCGCTCGCCCAGCAGCCCGCCCATCCCGCCGTTGTACGCGGCCAGGGCCATGTCCATGCGGTCGGGTTCGGGCACGTCGGCCAGCGCGCGGTGATTGCGGCGGTCCATCAGCACCACGGCGCGCAGCTGGTAGGCTGGGTCGTACAGCGTCGGCGAGTCCCAGGACCAGCCGGCCAGCTCGCGCGGGAACTGCGCGCGCAGCTCGGCCAGCGCGTCGAAGCGGGCCGTCCTGGTGATCTGGCCCAGGCCGACGCCCTGCTCGCGCGACGTTCGCAGCTCGGCCCGGGAGTTCCAGCAGCGCGGGTGCTTCAGGCTGATGCAGCTTTCCTTCTCGACCTGGCCGGCGAACAGCGCCCAGTCGGGAGCGTCTGGCCAGTGGGCCTTCAGCTCGGCGCCCAGCACCGGGAGGTGGTCCAGCGCTTGAGGTGGCACGCTCGCCTGAGCCTTGCCGCCGGCCAGCGACAGCACCAGGGCGGCCACCACCACGCAGACACCGAGGAACACGCGACCCGGATCCTTGATCATCGAGGCCTCGTAGACCTGGCGCAGGTCGATGTAGTCGAACAGCAGGCGCCGCATCACCGGCACGAAACCTGCGCCGAACAGCGAGCCGGCGGTCACCATGCCGAACCAGCCGATGGCCGGCTGGTCGGTGGCCAGCGCCAGCGGCGCGGACGCCATCAGCACCAGGCCGGCGGCGATGGAGAGGATCAGCCAGCGGATCAGATCCTTACGGACCAGCCGGAACAGGCGCTTCAGGTCAGACATGGGCGGCCTCCTTGCGGGCGCGGTAGTAGGCGGCGATCACATCCGCCTGGATGTGGGCGCCACGGTGGTCGAACGGGTCCAGGGCATGCCGGCCGAGCCAGCGGGCGATGTCGCCGCGCCATCCGTCGGCCTTGAAGTGGCGCGTGCACCGCTTGCTGACCGTTAGCTCGCGCGGCAGCTCGGCAAACAGCAGCACGCAGAAGGTCAGGTTCAGCAGCACGTCGAGCGTGCCGAAGATCAGCAGCAGCACGCCGGCCAGCAGGCGCTGCGGGTCGGTCAGGCCCTGCGCCGCGCGGACGCGCTCGAGGTTGGTCAGGGCCAAGTAGCCGACCCACATGACGACGCTGGCCAGCGGGAAGGCCCAGGCCAGGTCCAGCCAGACGAGCGTGAAGCTCAGGTCAACGTGCCACATTGGGGGCCTCCTTGCGCGCGATGTCGTAGCCGCCGATCAGCAGGGACAGGGTGCCCAGCAGGTCGGTCATGCCCAGGTGGCCGGCGACCTGGCCGAGCGTGATGCTCGACACGTCCACGCCGGGCTGGGAACCACAGGTGGTCTGCCCGATGTAGAGCACGCCGGCGCCCAGCAGGGCCTTGCCGAGCCCCGTCCAGGTGCTCTTCTCGGCGAGCTTGGTTGCGATGATGTTCACGTCTCACTCCTTGTCAAAAGAGCCTCGCGCAAGATCGCGCTCGGTCTCGATCCAGATCCGGTTGAACTCCCGGACCAGCTCGTTGCGGCGCTTCTCGACGTCTCGCCGCATCATCTTCTTCTCGGGCGCCGTCAGGCTCGGGTCGTTGACGATCTGCAGGTCTTCCTTGCGCAGGTCGGTCATCAGCCCCGAGTAGCCGTCGGCCATCTTGCCGAGCGACTGCATCGCGCGAGAGCGGGGGTCGTATTTCACCACGATGCCCATCTTCATCTCGTTCTTCGCGGTGCGCGCCTCCTTCAGCACCTCGTCCATGCGCTCGTAGAACAGGCCGCGATCGACGTTCTCGT